CCATGACATTCTGTATTTAGTTGTTATATATTGTAGTGAGAAGTCAGTACTATTTGAACTAGAAGATAATGTATACTACATAGTCTTGCCTCTCATTCTATCCCCCCAGTCTTTACTGTTACCGTTTCTAGGGATGTTTAATCTATAATCGTATTCAGTATTCGTAATGATATCAGATCCATTTGCAGAAGCGTTTTGCTTAAGTGGTGTACTATATGTAAATGTAAGAACAGATAGAGGACTGTTTCCATGTTCCCCTGGCACCATGTAATTGGTGCGGTCATTTAATACGTTACTTCCACCATAGAATCTACCTCCAAATGTCTATATGTCAAATGTTTTAACATAATCACTTCCGGCGTTTACTACACAATCTATTCTCGGACAAACTAAAGCTTCATTGAACCATACGGAAGAGTTACCGTCATTCATTCCGTATTTATACGCAGAATTTCTATCTGTAGTATAGAGTTGGTCTTGTGCAAACGTATAAAATAATGGAGAGAATGTATAAACGGCCGTAAATGCGTCTACAGATTCATTGTATACTATAGATTTGTCGTTGACAACGTTAAACAAAATCTCATTGTGGTTTATGTCGTAACCAACCGAAGGTATTGATGTATCGTCGCCATCTGTAATATAATTCTTGACAGTCTTAACAGTACTCAGTGGAATCGCAGCATACCCATCTTTATACTGCATTATTTCGCGTTTGTATGCATCCCACCAATACAATGCTGAATTACTCGCACAAGAAGTATGCTATTTTTCTTTCTAGCCATACTCTGTAGATATATAATCAAATCTCTCAAGAACAGAACCTGTTCCTAAAATAATCTAGGCATCGTCTACTGTATTAAGTAGGGTTCTTTCATTAACTGACAATACTCCTGTGGCGTTCTCCTACCAAAATACAAGCTTATCTTTAAACAGCTTCATATCAGTAAGTTGTCCAAAACGAGAATCTACATCGACGTAATTCATTGCTTTAAACTGCGTCCAATTATCTATTTTTTCGTTATTAGACTTCTTCTACGAATAATATACACGAGTGTCGTATATTTCGCTTTCCCCTTTTGTAGATGTATCGGATGAAAGCGGCATTAACGTTGGTTCTGCGTTATACGCAGTGTTGTATAGATAAGCATCTTTTTCTTGCACGTAATCTTCGAACGATGATGCATAATCCTAAATCCAATAGGACGTAGAATCTATTCCATATAGATTTCCATATTGCGCTGCAATGTCTATAGGGCTTTCTATTAAAACGTCGTATATGGTTGCCATTCTTTGAGTATTATTGGAATACTCTGCGTCGTAATAACAATGTGCTGCATGATAAACAAATTGCTGATATTTACAATCTCCGTCTTTTACAATAATACTTCCACTTCCAACAGAATAATTACCGTAAGAATAATATACGCTATTCTTTATTGCATATTCGTTGTATCCGCCATATGGCGTTGCCCGTTTCATTAGATTTGTAACAACTATTCCGGGAACTACAGGCGATCCGTTATTTTTAAACAGCTAGAATTTTTTCATTGGATCACCGTCTATTTTGAAAAGCATTAAGAATCCTCCACCAGAAATCGGATACATTATGTTTGCCAAACATGCTCCTTCGTCTTCAAAATTAGGATCATCGTCGTCTGTAGCCGGATAGTGTATCTCTCTAGCAGATGTCGGCAGCACGTGATCCATAAGTGTTGTTCTCAACTAAGAGCTGCCGGAGTCTGTATTTATATTGGAAATGAGTGGCGCGGACCAATTAAGAAAAGTTGTGTTGTCTATAAAAGAAGGATTATTTGTAAAAATAAAGGATTTATTATTGACAAACTAAGAATATTTTGTAGATTTTACAAACTCCACGTCTTTTATATTGTATTCACTTAAGTAGTCTTCGTTTCCATCATCTTCTTCTCCAGTTGTAACATATTTATTTAAATAAATATATTGCCGCTTTCCATCAGACGATAGATTTATTGGATTAGTAGTTGGTTCTAGTCCGGATACAGAATTTCTTTCGTTTTGCCACGCCATAAATCCGGCAGTAATAGAATATGTATCGGGTATCAAATCACCGTTCTAATCTTCGGCTAAACCGTACCACAAACCTTGACTGGCATGTATTATATAGCCATTACTCGCATTGAGTGTGGGGTAAAACCAAGGATAACCAGTAACGCCAGCATTAAGCTTTCTAGGTTCAATGTTTTCAGGAAGATATAAACTTTGTGCAGATTCATCACGATACGCCGCCATTTCTTTAAGATACACATTACTTTTGTAGTTTTTAACGATATCTTCGACATCGTCTGGCTGATAACAATACTCCGGAGATGCAAACATTGCGTACTAAAAATCAGTTTCTGCTTTTCTAGAATACTAATCTTCGCCAGGATTATACTACTTTGTAGGCCCTATCACCTAACTTCCGGTGGATGTCGTCACACAGCTTAGAGTGCTTATTACAAACGGAGTTCTTGTAAATATTCCAGGATTAGACAAGTAATTCCCATATCGCATTGGATTACCTATGATACCTTGGGATATTACATATGAATCATTTATTGTATGATTACAACGAACTATTTCGTAAGAATCGAATCCTTTTGGAAGAGTGACGTCAAACTAAATAGCAATTCCTTTGCCGTGATCCGCACACATTGCGATATCACCGATCCAATTTACAGATGTTGCGTTTCCTTCGCAGTCGAACAGTCGTATTCCAAATCTGTACGTGTCCAGGTTTCTATAGGTGTTTTTATAATTTTTACTTACTACGTATTTCCACTTTATATTTTTCCCTACACCATTATAGCCATACGTATCCAAATTCTAATTTGCAAAAGTATCCCACCAGTTTATATTATATTCTGGTTGATTTTGTAAATTATAGTCATACTATCTATGATAAAGATTACCTAATGTTATGTCAGACCAGTCAGAAATATTTGAATTTAGTTGCCCATCTTCATCGAGTACCGATACCTCCTGCCCATTCTATATAATATAACTACCTTTTGTATAAGCCTTTGCATCCCAATCGGTATTCTTTAATTTTTCGTCTACTTCATACTGTTTGTCATTTATATTTCCAGCAAACATGTAATCGTTTTTTGACTCTATTTCTTTTGGAATAAACCGCGTTTTAACATAAGATAAAAACTCAGACGAATTTACTTCTTCTATAGATGCTCCTGTATCTATACCTACGATATTTCCAACAACAGAACTTAAAGGCTTATCTATTATTAGATTTACGGTAGGCTGCTGTCCAAGTTGAATGTAATTTATTCTATAAACCTATATATTGTATCCCTTATAATCTGTAGCGTTTTCTATCGATATATCAACAGCCTTGTTTGTATTTTTTTCAGAAGGATATCCGTGACCATAATCCTTATATAAAGACAATACGTTACTAAATGGAGATATTGTAGTGGCGCTGCCATTTTCTTTGTACAATCTATATGCATATTGCACTTTTGCAGAAGAAATAGAACCTGCTGAGTCGCTAATAGAGACGGAGATGGGTCTTAGCACCATGTTCTAATACCCAAATACGTCATCAAAAGTCTCTCTTTCTACCCTATCTCGCATTATATTTATCGCCATCAGCTCATGTATTCCGTCTGCAATATATAGTTTGACGTTTTTGTCCGACTCCCACCTCAAAACAGTATTAATCGTTTTTTTAAATTCGTACGGATCGAACAAAATATCGTTTCCGTCAGAATCTTTTGTTTCCCAGAGTGGTTCGGAACATGGACCAAACACTTTAATTTTTGTGTTGGTATTTTTATCATATTTATAAATCGTCCACTTGTTGTCTTCGTTGTATGTTATAAATACCAAATAATTACGGATAGAAGAAAAAGATAATATTTTTTCATCGTTATCAATTATATTTGTAGGAAGTACGCCTTCTACAAGATGGAGTTCTCCTGTATTATGATCTTTGTCGGTAATAGGTCTTACATTTTCAGCATATCTATATTGATCGTTTGGAAGAAGAAAGTCAGATGTATCGGAATTCATTCCTTTTGTAAATGTATTAATCTGTTGGTTTTTATTAATATCCATAGTAATAATCATTATAGAACTGCTGATCATCACCCTGATGTCTAAAGAACGTATCGTCTTCATCTATCTCGGGGATCAACCTATTCCACTCGTTCTTTATATTCTACATATCGTCGGCAGTAGGCATCATAGCCTCAGCATATGCTTGGTTACGATAGAAGTTCCACTGCTGTTGTATATAAGTATACATATTCTGTCCAGCATTAACTCCTTTACCACCCAACGTACCTTTCATCCACTTAGAGAAAGACAGCTTCATTACTACATACCAATATACAGCTTCCTAATATGATGCGGTATCTGGAATCAGAGGATAACCTCTTTCATCAGTAGCAATAGCTTTATAAGCAATCTTTACATACCCGTCTCGTTTATTTGTAACAAGCCAACCAGGTTTAATAAAATACTGAGGATCTTCATCAACCTTGTATTCCTTCAAAGGTTTTGAATACTAATCTTTTACTATCTAATATTGTGTAGTAAAAGCTTTTGCTCTCATTGGTTGATGTGGCTCTTCAGGACGGTGCCTATGACCTGGTTTTGGGTTCCTGAATATGCCTGTCATAGTCCTCATTGGTATCCACCGACCCTTAGGTTCATGTGAATACGCCACTCCGTCTAAATGCTATAAATCATCAGGCAACGGTACCTGATGATCCTATATCTTTAACAAAGGTACACCATCTGTTCCAGACTCTTTATGAACATACTACATTGGTGCACCTATCTTCTCAACAGCTTCAAATATCCATTCTCGAATATCAGTAGTACGCTAGCGCGCTTCTGTTGAATCCAAATCTGCCATAATCTTTGCTATGACAGACTCACATTTTATATAATTGTATATCATTGATGTCTATATAATCGTGTTTATTGAATATTAGTTGAGCTAATCTTCGCTTATTTTGACGAACGAGACACAGTTGATACTTGTATCTATCCGGAAATGTCCTAGGTATCTTAGACCAATATAGTCTATACTTATATCCTTCAGAGTGTTCGTTTAGATGATATATACGTTTATCAAACTCTTTTGTACTCTTATAGTCAACCGACAACGATTTAGGAGATAGTGTCTTAGGTTTGTATTTACCTATCTGTATAAAACCAAGCCCGTAAGGCATTTTAAAGCCTTCTGAGCGTTCTAATACGTGTTCTAGTATAACTTTACACATCTCATCTAAAATGCGCTTGTAGAGGCTGTAATCAACCTCTACTGGCATTTCTTTGTACATATCTCTAAACGTGCACGATTGTTTCATTATTCTTCGTCATCCTGCGGTCCGTGAGGCTTAACACTAGCCAGCGTAGCATTATTACTATCGTCACTAGGTCTGTTAAGCATGAACGCAAGTTCATTGTTTAAAATAAGCTTTTTAATAGGAGGCACCATCCATCCGGGGATCTTTACATCATCCTCGTCATCTGGTTCTTCGTCGTCTTCATCATCGTCATTGTCTACTTCATATACAGCAAGTACGTATACGTATTCAAGTAGACCACCGTCTTGTAGACCCTAAATGTACACGTGACCGTCGTCTTTATAGAATGACGTCATCTCTCCGAATGTGTATCTGCGGAAATTCTGATAGTGTCTACGAATGTGGTTCATATATTGGATATTCTCACCAGCTTCATCGTGTACAGCTAATATGCTACTTGGAGCATTGTCTACTATATCTTTAAAAGTATCTTCTGTACGTTTTGTATACGATTCACGACCTTCGTCTGCTGACGGTACAATTTCCAACTTATGTGGCCCTGTCTCCTTTAACTTGAAGAACTCATCGTCTATAAGATCTTCCCAATCTAAATTATACTGCTTCTTACGGTCTTTAAGCTCGTCCAAACGCTGCTTCCACAGCTGTCTACGATAAGCATTAACCCAAGAAGCTATTTGGGCTCTTGATAAGTCTTCACTCTCACTAATATTGTTGTTTCTCACAAGGAGTAGTATATCATCAATGATTTCCTTTAGTGAAATTTTAGCAACCATATTATTTATCGTTTGATACAACAACTCTCACGTTACTAGTTTTAACCAAGTCGTTACTATTGACTACTTCGTATTTAGTCTTAGTTACCTTCTTGAAGTCTAGCGTAAAGAGTCGTTTGAAAAAATTCTTTTTATTTTTATACTCTCGGGTATTGTATATATAGAAGTACTAATCATTCTGTAATTGTATACCTATACTAACAGTATCTTTACCTATTGTATAGTTTACCTTGGTTTGATCATTATACTATATACTATCTGTATAAGTGGTATCTCTAAGTATAGATAAGATATCCCCCTATACCCCCTTACTCTACTTAACGTCTAAAACCTAGTTTTGAGTTGCAGCGGTCGAAACATGTTTAGATTTTATCTTCAGTTCTTTACGCACACTGTCTAGTTTCTATAACGTTTTATCATTCTACTGGTGTAAAGTTTCGATGTCAAGCTTTAAAACATTATTGGCCTACTAGGAGTCGTCTAGCAACCCCTAATAGGCCTCAATGTTGTTCTAAGCCATTTCTAGGCTTTCTGATAGCTTTTTGTTCTTGTTGTTGAGAGTTATCCCCCAACCTAACAAAATCGCAACAGCGAGGCCGCAAATGGCCTTAAAAGCGATTTTACGATTCTTTACTATCCAGCTTATTACTGTTAGTATTTCCATCGCTTAGATCTATTTCCGTTCCTATGTAATCTTCACCTTTCTTCTTTAAGAATCTGCCGAGTGCTTTCCAAGGGCCGTGTGGGTTAAGCGTATTGAGGTTCTCTATAATAGACCACAGCTCAGTTAGAGCTATGATTGTAGTAGCGCCCCCTGTTAACACAAATACACCGTCCTGGTTTAACACTGCCAATTCTAGTAAACGAGCCAACGATATAATGACAAACTCGTCAGCAAGCTTAGTTAACGTTCCCTTCCAATTTTTATGACTTTCTATCTTCTTCTTATTCTTATAAGCTATCTTAATGCCATAGAACATGTCTGTGGCAGTAAAAGCAAAACAAGCAGCAAGAAGTAGTGCTATCGGAGAATAAAATGCGGTAATAAGACTACCGGCAGCAATCGCTATTTTTCCTAGCGTAGTTCCAGCGGATAATCCCTGGAACATGTTACCGATTGAGTTTATTATTGGCATCATATTCAATCCCCCTCATACCAACCCGAAATAGGATTGATGTTTATATTAAACCTGGCGTCATCGTTTCTGTTTATAATAACATTAGCAGGGTTAGTATCGTAATGATATTCTCCAGATACGGCGTATACATCTACAGGAATGAGATCACTGTTAATATTCTCCCATTCGATACGCACAGCGTTATCTACGCCCTCCTAATCTGCGGTATCTCCTACAATAGTAAATATGGTAGAAGTGTTTACAGTTACAGTTCTAGCGCCAGTGGAATATTCACCGTCATATATTTTACCAGTTGCCACAATATAGTAATCTCCCTCAAATAGTTGAGCTTCTGCTGGAAACGTTACGCGTATTGTAGACGAATTTACATGCTTGACTAGAGCTTCATATCTTGTTACATTTTCTTCTACAATAGGAAAACATTTATCCCAATGGGGGTTTACTCCAAATCCTTTATATTCGTTATGGATATGTGCTCTGTATTGAGGAAATCCAGAATTGTTTATATTGTGTGGTGTTGGTGTAAATTCTTTTACGAAAGGTTCGATAGGAAATCTGCCGATAAACCGATTCTTGTTGATATACTCGTCCTTTATTTTCTACTCGAGAGTTTTGTTAACAAAGAAGACACGCATGAATCCTCGAATCGGCTGAGAAAGTTGTTCATTTTCGTTATAACCTACAGGAAGCTGTAAGTCGACAGTAATGTCATTTCCTTTTCTTATCTTCATACTGATAAAATAAAAAAGCTGAGATGGGCGTAGCCCACCCCAGCTTAGTTAATCATTCCTTGGTCTTGTCAACCTGGGCAGTAACACCTGCGTTCGTGCCGTCACCGGCGAGAATGTCGGTAATAGCAGTAAGAACAGTTGCGCTTACTGTGTAGATTTCAACAGTCTGCTTTGTTTTACGGAACAGATCGTCAGCAGTGCGATACATATTCTCAAACTCAAGAGTAAGAGCATTGTAGTGAGCTGTGAGATCAGTTTCCATAGCAGGCTTGATGATGGGCCAAGTACCTTCACCACGGTTCAAGATACCCTCATAACCCATAGCCTGTGCTTCGCGATCGCGAACGAGCTTAGCAGAAGCTTCATAGGTCTTGCCAGGAGTCTTGGTGATCGTTACGCCAGTGGGGAAGTGCTTGTTCAAAGACTCCCAACCTTCAGCAGCAGGATCGGTGTAATAAATGTTAGCATTGAAGCGAACCTTGTTGTACCAGTTGATAGAATCAACAGAGTTGTCGTCATCGTAGGTCATAGCTGTCAGGGTCAAAACACCAGAAGCAGCAGAAGCCGTAACGCGAGCGCGCTTGTACTCTTTGTTGATCATGTTGGCAATGTTCTGAGCAATCGTAGTTGCAGTCTCACCGTCCTCGGTAACATACTCATAAGACTCAGTCCACTTGCGGAAGCGAGTAGGCAGATCTTTGAAAGTCAGACGAACAATGATGCGCTTGCCGGCCTGTGACAGGAGCTTGCCGCTACCAATCAGACCAGTTGCACCAGTGAAGTTAATTGTAACAACATCCTCGGTATCAGCAGCATAGTTTGAAACTGCCCAACCTTTGATGTCGGCAACGTTGATGAAGTTAGACCACTTGATTACAGGAACATTTACGGTAGCGCCAGTAGAAGGATTAACCTGTACTGCGGTCTTACCGGTACCCATACCAATCTTAAAACGAACACTCGTGCTGTCGGCAGTCTTGTTCTGATCGAAATCCCAAACGAGGAACTGACCTTTAGCAACGCTAGAAAGGCTCGTAGCAAGAGTAGTATTGGTGCTATTGTTGCTAACGAACACTGAATTTACGTATGTAATCATATTATTTAATTAATTTTTTCTACTCCCCCTATACGTTCTGCAAAGCAGAGTCTAGACCTAACTAGCTGGGGTTTCCACGTTAAAATTATTCTTGTGTAAGTACTTCTGCGGTTAGTGTTTTATATCGCGGATCTGATTGATTTTCAACATACATCTGAGCTGCGATTTTTATTATCTCTAACCATGTATAGTCCTCGAAGTCTGTGTACTCACTATCCCAGCCTTCTGAGGTTATTTCTTCAGGAACTTTTAAGTATCCTAATGTATATGAAGCTATTTTATAATTCTTGTCAGTCAACAAACGAAATCCATCTTTTGTACGAACACGCAAAGGTCTTGCACGATGGTAACGATAATGAAAGTCTGTAAGAGAGTTCATAACCCTATACATAAAACTATCAGCTGTACATTCAAATACAGAGACGTCTTTCTAATGTTCACCATCATTGTCGGAAATAATAACATCTTCGTTTAAGGCAAACATCATGTCTTCAGGATATGTATATTCGTATATATCATAATCCTTATGACCTGTTGTATCTGGTTCTACATCTGCAGGTTTGTACTCACGGAGTAGCTTAATTAAGTCTCTGGTCCTCTTCTCATTTTGTTCATAGGACGTTCGTTTCGGAGCATTTCCGTTAAACCTATCTTTGACAAACTTCATTATAGCTTGATTGATCCAATAGAGGGAGTCATCAGTGACTGGCTTTTCTAACGCGTCGTCTAGCTTGTTTATTTCAAGTTCAAACGCTGCTATCAAGTCTATTCCTTTCATAATCAATCTTCATTGTCGTTGTCCTTTTGTCTTTGCTTTGCTTGCTGTCTAGCAGCTTCGTCTTGTCTGCGCTTATTAGCTTCTGCACCAGCTGCATATTGTACATACAAATCTACTGCGCCTGATACTAAATCGTCAAATGCATCCATTGGGAGCTCGCAGGGAGTAGACGTCATGAGATCAAAATGTGCTGGTTGTGCGTAATACAGAACTCTAATTCCGGTTACTGTAGTATATCTGTCGTATATAAGTGTGATGGTTGGTTTACCTTCTACGCTCTGATTCAATACTACAGCAGGGTATCTCAGTATTCTAAGACTGTCATGAGGGGTTTCTATCAGCTTCCATACGTCGTTCTGAGAAACTAACTTGTTCGGGAGAATTTTAATCTACTGATCTGCAGCACCATTTCCTCTATAACTGAACGTAGATGTAACGTTCGACACGCTTCTAATATACATATAAAACGATATGGGAAGTTCGAACGTATGGGATCTAGCTGTATCAATTATAATGTTATTCGGATCTTGAATGGTATTTGTACTTTCATCTCCCTCAACAGTAAGGTTTACAGATTTAAGTAGACTTTGTAGTACACTCTCAACGTGAGCAGATAATTTAGAACCCTCTGGAATATTGTCTAAGTTTCTATAAATATCGTGTATATATTTATCTTGATATTGATTCAAAAACGAATATATAGTTTCTGAATCTAGCTTATTCAAGAACTCTCGCTCTGGAATCATAGTTTGAATTCGTCTCTCGAACTCAATACCTAACTGTCTTGTCTCTTCTAGTGTCATGCTTCAAGTCCTCTCATATTAAGTTTAGAATTAAGTCTTTGTGATTCCACGTTCTCAAGAGCAAATGCAATAGCCAGACTAATCAACTCTTCCGCTACCGTAGAGTTGCATTCAAATTGATATAATGCGGCTACATCAGCTCCTCCGTCTCCTGGATCAAAATACGTAACGCCCGTCGCGTTTGAAAAAACACTAGAATCCAAATCCTTTACAAACGTGTTTGGTTTTTTTATGTACGTAAGCTGTATGCCGTCTGTGATGTTCGGAGTTTTGAAAGAATCGTAAACAACGTATATTTTGTTATCTTCGATATAACATACTGGAATTTTAATCCAGGGTATGTTGAAAGACGACGCCATAAACTTTTCTGCCATGTCGTGACTTACCAACTTTACAGGAATTTTGCGATCTTTTATCTTGTCGTATGCAGAAGCATCTTTTGAAGACATCATTGCCTTTACTTTTTTGAGAGTAAATATTTTATTGCCGTGATCAAAATCACCATTAAGCATCACGTCAATCCAACCTCCAACTGGAACATTGTCATATTCACTTTTGTATAGATATATACTTTTTATATAGTCTTCTGAGTATGTCTTGCCTTCAACAAGATTGTTGTACATATCGACATTTGGTACATTTATTGTACACGCATATGACGAGCTTCCGTTCACATCTCCGTTATACACATAAGCGGTAGTTTCGGTAAGATTTTCCGATACAGTCGTACGAACAAGATTAGCGCTAACGAAGTATAAATATTTCTCTGGGAGATTGCCGTACAGTATATTAGTATCGGCAATAGCATATGCCGTAATAGGTTTCCCTTTTACAACAATCGGCTGTAAATCCGAAATAGCTTTAGTATCTGCTTCAAACGTAGCTCTACGAACATTGTTACCAGTAACCTTTTGAGCAATCAAAGCATTGTAAGCTTTGTCAAGAATCGTAGCAACTTCATATTCTGTTAACGATGGATATGACGAAGTAACATTTGCCTTGTCATATTCTATCATGAATTTAGTATATATGTCTTTATGCGTCATATCTCATGTGTTTAACACAGATTATTTATTCTGTGTTTCGTTAATAATAGAAAGTTTTAGATCCTGATTCTTTTTGTTGTCAAGGTATGCAATAGCTTCTTCAAGACTGTCAGCAAACATATCGCTTCCGTAGAAGTAATGTGTCTTATCTTTACGAATAACGCCTTTTGCAATAGCTTCTTCGAGTAAGAACTCTGTCTCTTTTGAAGCGTTGTTAATCCACTTATCAAAGAACTTCTTAGGCTGCTTATCAACCAATCCGAACAAAGTAGACTCTACAAGCTCGTTAGACATCTTATCTGCCTTAACGCCAAACAGACGTAGACATTTACGCATCTGATCGAGACTAAGTTTGTCAAATTCCTTAATAGCTTCGCGACGCTGCTTATTGAGTTTGTTTGCTTCAACAGCTTCAGCTTCGCGATTAATCAACAAATAATCTTTGCCAGCCGTAAGTTTATCAAGAGAAGTAGCAACACGTTTGTGACCACTCAAGAACTTGATAATCATTTCCTGGCGAGGAATAGAATCGTCGAGGATAAGACCACGTGAACCAACTTTTACACAGAACGTGTCCCAGAAGTTGCTAGACTTTGAAAGATGGCCGTCCTCGTAACCTAAAACCTTTTCGTAATACTTTTCATCTTCGGGTGTCAATCCCGTATATATCGACCCAGACCTTGTGAAGTAAGGAGCAATGTAATCAAAACAAGCTTTATATTTTACTAATCCAGCCCAGGGATTCTTTTTCTTAATCTTTAATTCAACTACCATAATATTACATTAGTATGTTGTGATGCCGGGCGGGGAGTCGTTATAACTCCCCTCGGACATCATTATATCTTTGTTTATGAGATCAGATACCTTCGTTGCTGATTTCAGTATCTTCGGCGTCGCAATACAGAATACCGCAAGACAGAGGATTACGCAGCATGATACCCATTTCACCAAGGAAGTGAACCTGATAACCGTCACGGCTGTTAGAACGCAGCGTAGTGATGCTGTTAGCATAACCGTTAGGAGCTACAGAACCACCGGTGAACCACTGTACGAACTCACGACCCTTGCGGCAAACCTTTACAACGTTAGCCTGACCGTCACGCTGACCGAGATCAACGAACAGGAAGGTGTAAGACATAAGGGGTTTACCTGTCAGTGGGTGCAACTGACGGAACAGCTCCATGTTGTCGAAGAGAGCACAACGCTTCAGAGTCAGCTCGATACCGTTCGTCATCTTATAAGTGGTGAACTGACCACCCAAAGTCAGGTTCTGACCAGAACCAGTTACGAATACGGTGTCGATCAAATTGAAGCTAGCAACCTTCTCCTTCAGGATGCGGTCGAACTCACGAATACCCATTTCACCAGTCAGAGCGATGAACTTACGCTCGTTGGTACCCAGCAGGTTGTAGCAGAGGTCGAAGAGGAAGTCCTCCAGGAGCTCAGCAGTCAGGTGAGTGTAGTAACGTACGTTAGCCGGAGAAATCTGCTCAAACAGACCAGACATCTTAGCAACGGGACGGCCGTTAGTACCCTTCAAGTTATAGGTACCATCAGCCTGACGGTTACCCTTACCGAACAGGAGTTCCTTCTCCTCACGCTTCTTCCATTCGCGAAGAGCGATCCAATACTGATAATCAGACCACAGATAAGAAGTCTTGCCAGACTCGGGATCCTTCAGAGCGATAGCGAGTACGGTAGAATATGCATCACCAGTAATGTCATAAGACAGACGGAGAGTCTGCAGCTGGTTACGCATCTTAAACGGAGTCTGATAGTTGATGATATCAGCCTCATCGCTGTACTCCTCGTAAGCAGAACCCATACGGCTTACCTGACGACCAGGCAGCAGGAACTCACCAGGAATATAAGCAGCATTGCTCTGATCAACTACATAACACTCGTATACCCAAGCGCTACCATCCTGATAAGGAGTACCGCTTACACGAACCTGGAACTTATAGTCATCGAAAGACAGAATAGCACCAGGACCAAACCAACGCTCTTCGAGTGCAAGGAAAATAGGCTGACCATTAGCACCAGCAGTAGCATTTGGATAATTAGTAGCATTAATCTCAGAACCATTAGCCTTAGCCCAACGGATGTTGACTGCATGCTCGCTATCGATCATTACAGACCATTCGAACTCACGGTTCTCAATGACCATCGTTTTGCCCAGACCACCAGTGATCAAATCGATAGCAGTTGATACACCGTCGTCCTTAGTACCGAATACCAGTGAAAGC